ATTGGAGCCAAGCGAAAAAATGGAAAATATCAACCTTGTGGGAGATCTACGTCAGGTGGCTCTTCGAAGAGGAAATACCCCAAGTGCGTACCACTTGCAAAAGCCACTCGAATGACAAAATCAGAAAAGGCGAGTGCTGTAAAGAGAAAAAGAGCAGCAGGTAATCCTGGAGGAAAACCTACTAATGTCAGCACGTTTACAAAGAAATACTATGGGGGTATGATAGACTTATGAGTAAGAAATATACATTTACAATGGTTGTTGTTAAACCTACAGGTAAAGGCGGTAAACCTTTAAAACCAAAAGAAATTAAACCTAAAAAAAAGGCACAAGGAGGACAAATGCTTAAAGGCGGTCAAAAAAAATTAGATAAAAATAAAGATGGTAAAATATCAGGAGAAGATTTTAAATTAATTAGAAGAGAAAAACCTGAAATGAAACCTATAAAAAAAGCTACAGGCGGTAAAATGGAAATGGCAAAAGAAGCTGTTAAAAAATATAGAAAAGAAAAAGCTTCTTCAGCTATGAAAAGAAAACCCGATACAAAAGCAGGATCTTCAACAAAAGATATATTCAAAAGTTATGGTAAGTATGATGGAAAACCAATTGAATTAAGCAAAGGCGGAGAAATGAAAAAAGGTTATGGAGCTGCTAGACAATCTGGTATGGGATTACAAGATGAAAATTTAGTTCCAGGTAAGTCAATGGATTACTATAAAGACTTAATGTAATAAAGGATATGCATGGCAACTTCAGGAACTACAGCATTCGATTTAAATATAGATGATATTATTGAAGAGTCATTCAATCGTTGTGGAGTTCGAACAAATTCAGGTAATGATTTAAAAAGAGCAAGAAGAAATTTAAATATTTTATTTTCAGAATGGGGTAATCGTGGCGTTCATCTTTGGAAAGTTGAATTACAAACACAAGCTTTAACTGCAGGTACAATATCTTATACAGTTCCATCAAATGTATCTGATGTATTAGAAGCTTACATTTCAACTACTTCAGGGATAACTACATCAACAAATGATATATCTTTAACAAAAATAGATAGGTCAGCTTATAGTGCTTTACCGAATAAAGGTACACAAGGACAGCCTTCTCAATATTTTGTTGATAGACAAACAACACCAGTTATTAATTTATATATTGCACCAGACGCATCAACTTATACTCATTTAAAATATTACACAATAAACAGAATTGAAGATGCAGGAGCTTTTACAAATACTGCAGACATAGCTTATAGATTTATTCCATGTATGGTTTCTGGTCTAGCATACTATTTATCATTTTTAAGTAATCCAGGTTCAACCCAAGCTTTAAGATTAGCTTACGAAGATGAATTACAAAGAGCATTAAATGAAGATGGTCAAAGAACTTCAGTTTACATCTCACCTCAAACATTTTATGGAGATGGAGTATAATGGCAACTAGAGCTTCAGGAAAATATGCACAAGCGATATCTGATCGTTCTGGTCAAGCTTTTCCATATAGAGAAATGGTTAAAGAATGGACAGGAGCATTAGTACATAGATCAGAATTTGAACCCAAACATCCTCAGCTAGATCCTAGAAATCCAGGAGCAGATGGTGTAGCATTAATGAACGCAAGACCACAAACTTTTACAGTTTTATCTGGTGGAGGTGGTGGAATTGTAGCTAATTTAACATTACCAGGAGATTTTGCTTTTAGTTCTAATGGTATGCAACCAGATGACGGCTCTGCACAAAATAGAGGAAGACAAGCAATATCTAATGTTGGACAAGTGACTGTGGAGATTTCATAATGGCAATAAGTTATTCAGATTTTTTAACACAAGTAAGAAACTATACTGAAGTAGACTCTAATGTATTAACTGATTCTATTATTGATCAATTCATAAGACAAGTAGAATTAGATGTAGCAGCTAAAGTTGATTATGATGATTTAAGAAAATATTCAACTTCTAATTTTGTTGCAAGTCAAAGATATATATCATTACCTTCTGATTGTGTTGTAGTTCGATCTATACAAGTTTTTGATGGATCTGGTGATAGATACTTTTTAGAAAAAAGAGACACAAGTTTTATATCTGAATATAATAATTCTGGTGCAACAGGATTACCAAAATATTATGCAATGTGGGACGATTTTAATGCGGTTGTAGCACCAACTCCTGATTCAACTTATCAAGTACAATTGAATTTTATTATAGATCCAAAACACTTTACATCAACGAATTCTACTTATCTTTCAACTTATCAAGATGGCTTACTATTATATGGTGTTTTAAAAGAATGTTTTTCTTACTTAAAAGGCCCTGCAGATATGTACAACCTCTATAAAAGCCAGTATGATGATAGTATGCAAGGTTTTGCATTACAGCAAATGGGAAGAAGAAGACGAGGAGAATACGATGAAGGGGTTCCTAGAATTAAGGTTCCTTCTCCATCGCCATAAACAAATTTTATAGGAGGAAAATATGGCAATTACAACTAACGCAATATGTAATTCTTTTAAAGAACAAACTTTACAGGGTTTACATGACTTTACACCTTCAACAGGTGATGTTTTTAAATTAGCATTATATGATTCATCAGCTTCAATTGGTGCTGACACAACTTCATACGCAGTGGGAATCTCAGGACAAGTTCCTGATACTGGTCAGTATGTTGCAGGTGGTGGAGCATTGGTTAATGCTTTGGTATCAGTTAATGGAACAACAGCATTTGTTGATTTCAATGACTTATCTTTCACAGGAGTAACTTTAACTGCAAGAGGTGCATTAATTTATAATACATCTGAAGCTGCAAAAGCAGTTGCGGTATTAGACTTTGGTGGAGACAAAACAGCAACAGCAGGAACTTTTACAGTACAGTTCCCTGATGCAAACGATACACAAGCGATTATAAGAATATCGTAATTTGATTAGGTTATGAAATGGCAACAGGATGGGGTAATAAAACATGGGGTGCATCAGATTGGGGAGACCTATCTGACGAAACCGTTTTAGTCTCATCCGTTGCCGCTTCAACTTCAATAGGTACATCTACAACTTCAGCTAACGCTAATGTAAGTGTATCTGGAATATCCGCTACATTCTCAATAGAAGACGCTGTTGCAGGTGCATCAGCAGAAGCTTCTCCAACGGGTATACAAATCAATGTTGTTACAGGTAATGAAGGAATAGGAATAGGGGTTCCTGTTTCTGGTATATCTTCTTCTACAGATATTGGAACAGCTACAATTGATGAAGAATTTTTAATAGGAGAAGGTTGGGGAAGAGAAACTTGGGGAAGTTTTGTTTGGGGAGATAATTATTCTGTTCAATTACAAGGTATCTCTTTATCAGTAGTAACAGGTAATGAAGACGCATTTACAGATGTTGTTGTATCAGTTGATGGTAATTCTTTACAAACAGCTATTGAGCCTGTAGGTACTTCAGCAAACTCAGATCATGAAATTGCAAATAGTTTCTTATTAACTCAAGATTTAGGTACAGTAACATTAGAGGGACATGCAAATGTTGATGTAACTGGAATATCACAATCAATTGAAATAGGAGATGCTGAGGCAGGTTTATTATTAGAAGTTCCTGTAACAGGTGTATCAGCTACCTTAAATATAGGTAATAGCGATCAAATTGGTAATGCTAATGTTTCATTAACAGGTATTGCTTTAACAGGATCAGTAGGGGACGTTATTCCAGTATCTAAATATGATGCAACAGGATCTTCAGCTACATATACTGTAGGTCAAATTACAGGAGTTGGATCAGCAGTGGTTATTCCTACAGGCATAGACTTGACAACTACTACTGGGTCGCCTAATATTATTGCATGGGCTGAGGTTAACACTGGAACCCCTGTAACATGGACAGAGGTTGATTTAGCGGCCTAAAGAGTTATAATTAAATAAAGGAAAAATTTTATGGCATCAAGTTATTCTGCAGATTTAAAATTAGAATTAATGGTCACTGGCGAAAACGCTGGTCAATGGGGTGACAAAACTAACGAAAACTTAAAACTTATTCAACAAGCAATTGCTGGTTATGAAGCGGTAGCACTATCTGATGGTGGAACTGTTGCTCTTGCAATGACAGATGCAGCTATCTCAAATGCAAGAAACATGGTTATTAAATTTACTGGAACTTTAACTACAGCATCAACTGTAACAATTCCAGACACAATTGAAAAATTTTATATTTTTGATTTATCTGCTGTAACTGGTGTAACAAATCTTACAATCAAAACTGTAAGTGGAACAGGGTTTACTGCAGGCGAAGCAAAAATTGTTGCTGCTTATTCTGATGGAACAAATTTAAATGAAATAGCTTTAGATACTTTAGGTGGAACTATCGGTACTGCACAAGTTGCAGACAATGCAATCACTACCGCAAAAATTAGTGACAACCAAGTAACTACGTCTAAAATTAGTGATAACCAAATCACTACGGCCAAAATTAGTGACAACCAAGTAACTACTTCAAAAGTTTCAGATTTACAAATCACTACAGCCAAAATTGCCGATGACGCTATTACTCCAGACAAACTTTCTGATACTGCAGTAGTTGCAGGTACATATACAACTGCTGACATTACTGTTGACGCTCAAGGTAGAATTACATCTGCTGCGAGTGGTTCTGCTGGTGGTGCTATTGATGTTTTAAAAATTTCACAACTTGGCGGAAGTGGAACTTACACAGCTAATCCTGCTGCAAACAACGCTTCAGTTTACGCTTTAGGCGGAGGCGGTGGAGGCGGAGGAGGTAATCCTCCTAATCCTGGAGGAGTAGGAGGAGACGGAGGTTTTGGTTTCTTTTTCACAGCTGTAACAGGTGGAACACCTTACGCTTATAATGCAGGAACTGGTGGTGGCGGAGGAGCTAGAACGCCAGGTGTTGGTTTTAACGGTCAACCAGGTGGAGCAAGCGGAATTCCAAGTTTAAGTGCTATTGCAAACGGTGGTAATGGTGGACAAAGAGGATACAATGGTGGAAACCCAGGAAACCCAGGAACAGCTCCTGGAGCAGATGTATCAGGAACAGCTCCAGCAATGTATTTTGATGATGCTGGTAATGGAGGTCTTGGTTCTCCTCTTACAGGAAATGGTCAATCTGGAAACCCAGGATATATAGTAGTATTAGATAACTCAGGAACTTAAAATTATGGCTAAACACATTTTTAAAAATAATTTAGGATATTTTGCAGGAATTTGTGAAGATGATGAATCAAAAAATTTTTGGGTTAATAATGGTTACCCTCAATCTGAACAAATAACAGATCAAGTAGCAAACGATATTAAAAAAGAATTTAAAGAATTTACTTCAGTTGAACAAGGAGCTGTAAGTGAATTAGTTGATGTTAACAGACCTTTAGTATCTATTTCCAAAGAAACTATTCAAGAAAATATAGATAGAGTTATTTCAAAAATGGAAAAAACTATACAAAAATACGAAAATACTCCTGCTATTTGGAATACAACATTAACAACACTAAAGGCTATAAATTTAGACAATCTTTCATTCCCTATCGAAGCTAGAAATTGGATTGACGCATTAGATAATAATGGTATATCTATTCTATCTTTGATGGAATTTTAATGAATGAAAAAATAATTAAATTTAAAGCACCTAAATTAATTTTATCAGACAAAAGCATTTATCCCGAACCTGCTAAAATGCATATAGCGGATTGGTATAAAAAAATGTCAAATGTAAATGAACCTCATTTTAAATCAATTAAAGCTTGTAAACCTTTTTTAGATTCTTTGTTAGCTGGTTATATTTTAAAAAGTACAATAGATCAAAAAATTAATTTTCATATGGAGCATCC